ACCGGCTGAGAGCCACCGCCCAAATATTCCGGAATTTGAAGGCGTGCGTCCAGGCTTTTTACGCCGAAATGGCTAAGAATGATTTCCTGAATTCTGGTACCCCCTCGAGCATCACGCTCGAGGAATTGTTGCGTTGTTACCGCCAATCGAATTGCGTTAATGGTTGCTGCCGTTGCAGTCGAAAGATCAGCATAGAGTTTGTTTGTTTCGGATGCCGTATCGAAGCGCATCCTTACTGGGTCACCAGACGCGCCCGCGGTATCCATCAATGCCCAATCGTCATCGACTGAGGATCGAATCGTTATGTTTGCGACATTGGCTGCGTCTGAAACAATGTTAGCAGACGTACCTAACGGAAGTGAAACGGCTGTATCACCTTTTTGAGGCCAGGGTAGACAGCTGGTGAAGTAATCGTGGCGTTTACCGCGTTTGAGTAGCACGTAATCGCCTGGTGTATCGGGTCCATTGCCGGTGTCCTTTACCACACTGTCCTGGAGGTTTTCATCACGAAACCATTGATTATAGATTGCATTGTAGGCCCGGTGGTACATGGACATGTGGACAACGTCAGGAATACCTGGGGGGATGCCCAAATAATCGTGAAGTGTAGAATCGGAGTAACCGGTCGTCGCTGTGGAAGTCATTGTGGGTATTGTGAAGTCGATGCTATCGCCCGGGTCATCTTGCGCGCCCAGGAATTTCTCCCAGTTACTCCAGAGAATGCGAAAAGGTACCGCGAATGAAAAATAGTCCAGGTGTAAATTGTCCATGATCGGGTGTATGGGTGTTGCCATCCTGGCAAAGAAGGTCGGATTGAATTTCATGGTATCGCCTGGAAGCGCGATATCGACATAGACCGGGTAGAGATAGTCTGAATCGATGGTGGTTTTGTGGCCGCTGTCTCGTTGAAATGATGAACGAGGAATGTTGACGGATGGAATTTGAGCAAAGCTGTGCGACATTACCGATTTCATTTAATAAACTCCACGGCTAAGCCGAGTGATTTGGGAGTAGTGAGTGGTGTGACGAGACCGTTGTCATCGTCGTATTCGCCGATCGCGAAGAGTGTGTAGTCTTCGGGGTGTTTTGAGACTTCAGAGTCTTTATTATTGCAAAGATCATCGAAGGCCCGAATTGCTTGGCCTTCCTGAGCCATAAAGATTGGCGTATTGAAGGCTTTTGCTTTTGAGTCATAAACTGAGAAGATTTTAAATTTCATCTGGTAGGTCTCGTTTTAGATTGGAAGTTTGCGCGATT